CTCGAAAGAAAGTGACTAAATCGGACAATACAGAAGCATATACAAATGGCATTCTGTTTATTGATTCAGTAAACTCTAGCCCTTTCATTGAAATTAATGAGGGAGGAAAGATAACTTTTAAAAATAAAAAGTTAAATATTATTGGCTGTCTTGAAGCTTATACTGACCAAGAAACTCCTCATCATTTGGAGGTACAGTTACAATGAGTATTAAATTTAAAGGAAATTTTAGCAGAGTTGACAGTGCAATTAAAAAGGCACTCAATCCAGCAAGTGTAGAGTTTGCTAAAAAAGCTAATAAGTATGTCAAAAAAGATACTGGAGCAACTGAATCTAGCGTTTGGAGCGCTAGTAATTTTGATAAAGGGCAAGTAATATGGGATACAGATTATGCTGCTTATGCCTATTACATTGGTACCCCATCTAAAGAACATAATCCAGATGCCAAGCAGAGGTGGGGGGAAGTTGCAAAGTCACGAGACATGGAAGATATTATAAAAGTTGCTCAAAATGCTATTAAGGAGAATCTTTGATGGATATATTTTCAGTTCTTTCTAATCGTTTGCGAACTTTACAACTAGAAACGCCACGATTAACTGATAGCGGCCGCCAAATTATCCAAGAGGATAATCCTCCACAAGATAATGAGCGCGACATATCGCTTCAATCTGTGGCATCTGGACAAGGAACAAAAGACCTTTCTCTTGGTAGGGAAATGTCTTTTTTAGTCCAAGTCACAATAAAAAACACTGACCAATTGCAAGCCTACAATGATGCATGGAAGATAGCTAATGATTTTGATAGATTACCTCGTTATGAAAATAATAAATTGGTAACTCTTGAATCAGGAGATGGCTCTTTTTTCTTTGATTCTAGTTCAGTTTATACTCAACCAAGAAATCTTGGAAAGCAAGAACATGATGCCTATCTTTATGTTTTAACGCTTGCAATAAATATTAGAAAATAAGGAGAAAAACAAATGACTTATACAGGATTTGCTTTAAATTACCTCAATAAGTACGAAATTGGAGCAGCAGGAGCTGTTGACCCTGTCACAGGTAAAGTAACACCACCTAGTAAACTTTATGAACTAGCAGAAGGCATTCAATCTGTCGATTTAAAAAATGATGAAGATTCATCGGATTATTCTTACTATGCTGATAAAGGCGGTAAGCAAACCAATATTTCATCAGTTTCAACAAGTTATGCTTTTAAAGGTCATCGTCGTTATGCTGATGACGATGCTCAAGCATTTGTTCGTGAACGACTTGCTAAAACAGGTCAAGACCGTGTTGTCTTTTTCAGACATACAGAACCAGATGGACGAATTCTTTCTGGTAATGCAACTCTTTCAGGAATCGTTCATGGCGGTGGAGATGCCGGTGAGCGCGGCAACTTTGAAGCAGCTGTCACTTTTAATGGATTGCCAGAAGATACAAAACCAACAACTGGTGCATAATACATACATAAATCTAGAGGGAATTCCTTCTAGTTTTTATTTTTTAAGGAGAAAAAATGGCAAAAAATCAAAATGAAATCGTAGTTGAACTCAAGAAAAACGTCATCCCTACTCGTGTTTTCGGAATCAAGTTTGAAATTAAAATGGGTACTCGATATTTAAAAAAATATACAGAAGAGCTTCCTAAAATTAATGAGCAAATTGAGAGCAAGCGAAAAGAAGTCAAGATTTTAGAGGGTAAAAATGACCTTAAAGCATTATTTGAATTACTTGAGTTCATTAAATCAAAAATTCAAGAATATACAGATTTAATTTTGGGTGATGGTGCTTTTGAAAAACTCTATGATGTTGCAGATGAAGATTTATTTGTAGTTGAAGAAGGAATGCGTCAAGTAACAGAGCAGTTCCAATTAATTCAAACAAAATCTAAAGCTCAATCATTTATTGACGGTAAAAAACGTTAAGACAGGAGGCTTTACATGGTACTTTCTCTTTCATGGAGTCAGCCAGATGTAATTGAAGCCAAAACTGCTGATTATGAAGTTGTAATGGATTTTTCACGAGTTCTGAGGTTATTTGAGCTTTATAAGCAAGATGATATCGATGTATCTGAAAAACTGTTCATTACCATTGAAATGTTCTTTTTAACGCCTATTAATGAGATACCAGAGGAAGACTTTCAGCTAATACTTGAAGGATTAACACAAAAGATAATTGGTGATAATTCTAGGGAAGAAACAGTTGATAGAGATATGAAAGGCAATATCCTCGAAGAAGAAAAGAAATTTTATGACTTTGAGGAAGACGCTGATTATATCTTTGCTTCATTTATGCAAGATTATGGAATTGATTTAATAAAAGAGCGTGAGAAATCCAATTATTACTGGAATAAAGTTCAGTCTGGAAAGATGTCGCTCGAAAAATTTAGAAATCATACCATGAGTTGGGATAAGTTTAATGCTCTCTTAACTGGGTTATCTGAAACTTCTAAATTTAGGCGCGTGATTGAAATAAGACAAATGGAAATTCCTGAAAATGCTACTGAAAAAGAACGTAAAGAAATCAAAAAAGCTAAAAGTGCCGTTGCTCTGAAATCAGACCGCGAAAGAATTGAATTCGAAATGATGGATTTGAAAGAGCAACGGGAGTTCATGAGAAGAAAGGAGGAAGAATTAAATGGCCAATGATGGAGCAGTAGTAATTGACGTCTTGTTAGATAGTGCAAAGGCAATGACTGAATATAATAAGTTAGGTTCAGTTATGTCTGGCACAGGCAGCAAAATAGGCAGTGCCTTAAAAGCAGGAACCGCTGCAGCAATTGCTGGAACAGCCGCAGTTGGTGTTGCAGCTGTTGGAATTGGTAAGCAAGTTCTTGCTTCTTATGCTAATTATGAACAATTAGTAGGTGGTGTTGATACTCTTTTTGGCAATGCTTCTAAAACAGTACAAGGGTTTGCTGATAATGCATATAAAACAGCAGGGCTGTCAGCTAATGCCTACATGGAAACTGTAACAGGTTTTTCAGCCTCTATGGTTGCATCTCTTAAAGGAGATACTGCAAAGGCTGCTGATTACTCTAATCAAGCAGTTGTCGATATGGCAGATAATGCCAATAAAATGGGTTCAAATATCCGAGACATTCAAAATGCTTATCAAGGTTTTGCCAAACAAAACTACACAATGCTTGATAACTTAAAGCTTGGATATGGTGGTACTCAAGAAGAAATGAAGCGCCTCTTATCAGACGCTGAAAAATTCTCTGGACAGAAGTATGATATTTCTAGTTTTGCTGATGTAACCCAAGCTATTCACGTTGTACAAACGCAAATGGGCATTACGGGAACGACAGCAAAAGAAGCAGCTTCAACTATTAGTGGTTCAATTGATAGTACAAAAGCGGCTTATGAAAATCTGATTACTGGTCTGGGTAGTAGCAACGCTAATATCAAACAATTAGTCGATAACTTAATGGGTTCTTTGACTAATGTTATTAACAATATTACTCCTATTATCGGAAATCTGATAACTGCATTGCCTCCTGTTATTACAGGTTTATTGGGGGCAATTGCTAAACTTTTGCCAACAGTATTCTCTACAGTTTCATCACTTTTTGGAACTTTGCTGACTACAATAGTTAGTCTTTTGCCAACGGTTATTCCTTCTTTTACAGCAGGAATAATTTCATTGGTAAATTCAATAATTACTATGATACCTAGTATCATTCAGGCTGGGGTTAATATCATTATGAGTTTAATGCAAGGTATTGTTGGAGCTACTCCTCAGCTTACTTCAGCACTTGGTCAAGCAGTTCAAGCGCTTATTAGTACATTAGCTCAAAGTGGGCCACTTTTAATAATGCAAGGAATATCCATGATTTCAGGGTTAATTAATGGTATTTCTCAGCAAATTCCAGCCCTGATACCATTATTAACAAATGCTCTTCTTGGAATGGTTAATGCTTTTGTAACAGGATTGCCAATGTTTATTAATGCAGGGCTTAATTTAATTTTAGCAATTGTTCAAGGATTGAGTGCTGCCTTACCTCAATTAATTGCTAACTTTCAAGCTATGATTCCTCAACTCATTAATATTTTGATGGTAAGCATTCCTCAAATTATTAATACAGCCGTTCAGATTATTTTAGCTTTAATAAATGGATTTGTAACCGCACTTCCTCAATTAATGCAAATGTTCACAACGTTATTACCTCAAATCATTCAGGTAATAATGACAACTTTACCTCTTTTAGTTCAAGCAGCACTTCAAATAATTATGGCGTTGGTTGAGGGTATTACAACTGCTTTACCAATGCTAATTGATTCATTTACAGCATTAATGCCACAGCTCGTTACTATTATCATTGTTAATTTACCTACTATTATTCAAGCGGCTATTAAAATAATTCTTGCGATTGTTGATGGTATTGCGCAAGCATTGCCAGCGTTAACTCCAGCAATTGTTCAGGTTATATTGATGATTGTTAAGACAATTATTAATAATTTACCATCGATTATTATTGCTGCTATTCAGATTTTGGTAGCAGTTGCCAGCGGGATACTTCAAGCTATACCAAAAGCAACAGGGGCAATAAATAATATGATAAATGCTTTGCTGAGATATATCGCTTCATCTATTGGAGACTTCTTAAGCAAAGGTGGACAAATCATTGGAAGCTTTGTAAATGGTATTATTAGCGGCAAAAATCCAGTTGATGTTTTTAAGAATTTTATAAAAGATATCGCTGGTTTATTTGGACTAGATACACTTTATGAACAAGGTTCCGCAATCATTAGCGGATTTTTTAATGGTTTGAAAGACAAATTCGAAGATGTTAAGAGCTGGGTAGGTGGTATTGGTAAATGGATTTCAGACCATAAAGGGCCTATTTCTTATGATAGACGCTTACTCATTCCTCATGGTGGTTCAATCATGGAAGGGTTGGACGAAGGACTTCAAGACAAGTTCAAAAAAGTTCAAGCTAATGTTTCATCTATGGCTAACAAGCTAGCCAGCTCATTTTCAGGTGAATTACCTTCTCTTGACAAAGCGTTGAATGCTACAGTAACAGGTTCTAGCACATTTACTCAATCTCAGCAAGCTAATTCAAATAGTTCTAATCTTGCTTCAAAAGTAGATAGAATGGCAGATAAAATTGATGAAATGAACAAACGCAAAATCATTTTAGATATAAATGGCAAACCTTTTGCTGAAGCTGTTTATGATGATTTTAAAAAAGTTTCTGACAAAAAAACTACCATTGCAGATTTACTAGATTTTTAAGAAAGGAAACTAAATGTTTAAAGTCAAATATGGAGATGATTATTTAACAGACTATGTAAGATTTATTAAAGTGAATCGAGGTGTAGCTAGCGAAAGCGAATTATTACTTGAAGAAAATTCTGGAGACGGGACTAAGGTACTAAAAAGCAGAAGGAAAGCAAAAGAAATTCCAATGACTTTCCATGTTATTGATGGTCTTGATGTTAATGTTGTTCGAGAAAAGTTAGGAAGTATCATTTCTACTAATGTAATTAAACAACTCACTTTTAGTGATACACCTAATATTTACTATGAAGCAACCCTTACTGGAGCTATTGAGTATACAGACGATGGCTTTTTTGCTGATGGAGGATTTACATTACTTGTTCCTAAAGGTTATGCTGAATCAGTCGATACAAAAACGTTAAATAATGATAACTCAGGCGAAGAAAATGGAACCATCATAAACAATGCCGATAACTCAGTTTCGGTATTGATTAATAATAATGGGACATTTCCAATCTTTCCAACAATTAAAATCACACCTACTGCTGAATCAGGTTTCTTTGGAATAGCTGGACAGAATGTCCTTGAAATTGGTAATCCAGATGAAGCGGATGAAGTACGAAAAACGAAACAAACAACGATTGCAGATTTTAAAACTCAGTCAGATTTTGACAATAATTTCGTAGATGCAACGGATTGGACTAGCTCTTGGGAAACAAATATGTCACCTATCCCTAACAATAGTAAGCTGAAATGGAAGACAGACGGAATAAG